TGTACTGGCACGAAAAATAGGGGAGTTTATCTCCACAAAAATACAATTCTTGTTCATCCACTCAATGTCCGCATTGGTCATTTCATCCCTTGGGTCCGTGTTTGCCAAGTAGATAGTGGGCTTGCCCCACTTCACTAGCTTAGGCTCCCTGTATAGACATTTCACCGTGACCCATGCTTGACACCCCAACCATTCCTTGAACGAGGGAAAAAACTTGATTCCCCCTCGTAGATCATCAAAAACGGCATAGTCAACTTCAGTGGCTTTCATGCACTCATCTCCACTGACCAATCCGACACAGTATAAGTGGGAGCCTAGCGATCTCGCCCACAGTGTCTTGCCGGTTCGGCTTTCGCCGTATACACAGATTGACATACATCTGCCTAAACAAAATCAGCCTCGCACCAACCGATTTGGGGCGAAGGTGCGCCGGTGGCAGCCGGCAGCGAGGGACGAGCGGTGCCTAGCACCAGAAATCGGAACTCTACTCCATCTGATCCTGCACCCAGCGGAGCGTCACTTACCTACGAGTGGTACCTCAGATCCGATTCCAGATTGTAACAACCAATCGTCTCTTCCATCAACCTCTCCTCCAATGAAGCCAACTCCTGTTGGTGACTCATACGCGGCAACATTAGGCGCATATTTCCAATCGCAGTATTTCTGAAGTGAGGAAAAATTAACTGCTGCAGCTTTAGGATCCAGCTCGTGCACCAGTTCCCAAAACTGGTTTCGAGTCTCCGCTGCTGTAATCGTATGCCACTTTGAATCAGAAGTGCCAGTTCCACTTCGCACCTCAGCTGAGGGTCTGCCAAGCCCTCCACATACAACATCTCCATCCTTGATTGCGTAAGCCCAGCCCTTCTCCGGAGTGCCACGAGACTTGACAATATTAGGGTGGAATTCTCCCACATCGAATACATCAGCTTTTCTACTTCGAAACTTCCGTCCGAAGTCGCAGAAGCAATGGAGGTGAATTCCTCCATCAGAGTGATGCTCTCGTCCAATGATACATTCCCCTGCCAGTTCTGAAATGCGATCCATAACTCGGAAAGGGTCAAGGGTTCCGCATTGTGCGTAGGTGAGGAGGACATATCTAGCGTGGAATGAAAATGACATGTGACTTGGGGGTGGTTCTTCGAAGTTCCTGGGCAAAGTAATATTATAGCCCAGGGACGGGGACACCTTTAGGTATAAGTACCCGTCACCACCCCCCTCTCCTCAACAAAATGCCTCAACAAAAAAATGGCTTCCCGACGCTACGCCGCCAAGAAGCGTTCGTCATCCAGACGGACCAACCGCAAAAAGCGCGCATACCCCACCCGTCGCACTACCCGAAAAAAGCCCCGCATGATGTCCAAAAAGAGACTGCTGAATGTCACGTCTCGGAAGAAGCGGAACACAATGCTCCAGGTGTCCAATACCTCCACTTCGGGAGGTGGTTCGGTAACTCTTGGAGCCGGACCAATGCTGGTTAACGGTTCAGTTGGCGGCAACCTGTTTATATTTACCCCCACCGGCATGGACCTTAATTCTACCTCCGGCGCGAACACCATTACGTCCGACGCGCTTCGGACTTCAAGTACTTGCTTTATGAAAGGATTTTCGGAGAAGATCCGCATCCAGACTAGCTCAGGTCGTCCTTGGTTTTGGCGTCGTATTGTGATACGTGCCAAGAACTCGGCCTTCACTACTCTTTCCACTGGCGACACTAGTCCAGTACAGTCGAACGGCGAATTTACTTCCGTGTTTGAGTCTGTTGCTAATGGCATGCAGCGCTTGTATTTCAATCTTGCGATCAACAACGTCCCAGCCACATATGGCAATGTTCAAAGTGTCCTTTTCAAAGGACAGATAGGCAGCGACTGGGTCGATGTTCAAACTGCAGCAGTTGATACTGCTCGTGTCGATCTTGTTTCAGACCGGAGGATGACCATCCGGTCGGGTAACGAAAGTGGCACTGTCAAGGATTACAATATGTACTATCCTTACAACCATAATCTCGTTTACGATGATGATGAAAACGGAGGCGGCAAGATTTCGTCGTATTTCTCTGTTAGAGATAAGAAAGGACACGGTGATATGCATATCATAGATTTCTTTCAGCCTGGAACTGGTGCTACGGCATCAGATATTCTTCAATTGACCTCTACGTCTACTATGTACTGGCACGAAAAATAGGGGAGTTTATCTCCACAAAAATACAATTCTTGTTCATCCACTCAATGTCCGCATTGGTCATTTCATCCCTTGGGTCCGTGTTTGCCAAGTAGATAGTGGGC